TTTATTAATAGGATTTATTCTATAATACATACCTGCATCACAAGTACCTGCTACAACTTCTCCTATTAACTTATTATTTTTATCTCTATAGTAAGCAAATAACCAATCATTAAATGTTTCTACTTCATTATCTAAAGTTCTAATAAAACCTAAATTAACATCAAAAGGGTCAGTAAATACTTTAAAGTTTAAAGCTTTACTTACTTCTATAATTCTTTCAAGTGTTGGTTTATTCATAATAATTTTTTTAACAAATGTACAATAATAATGTTGACAGTAAAAATAGCAACAATTAGTAATAGTATCACGGTAATATTTCGTCTTTTTGTTTTTTAAGATACTTAGCAGTACTTAAAACTTTCTTAAACATATCCCATAAACCGTAACCTTTTACGTTAACTACTTTTTCATCCATTGAATATATTTCGTTAGCTACTAGTGCTAAAACAGTAATTTTAGTGATTGCTAAAGGAATAGATAAAAATAGTAAAAAGAACTCTCCTAGTAAGTTAACATCTAATATATAAGCTGTTATAACAACTAAATTATAGATTAATAGTTTAGAAATAAATTTTGCTAACTTACTACTCTTTAAAGGTTTTTGAAGTTTCCTAGCTGCCCATATACCGAAGCAAGTATCTAAGAATATAAATAATCCTACTAATATCATAAATATTTTAATTGGAGCTAGTAAAGACAATGCTAATAGTATGTATTTAATAGCTGATGATTTTAAAGTTAATAATAAACTTAACGCTTCTTGTTTCATAATAAAGGTTGTTTTTTGATGATTTTGATAATTACATACAAAAGTACTATTATAAATAATATTCCTCCTAAGTATGCTAAGAATATAACCCAAGAGGGTATATATTTAACTTTAATATCTTTACCTTTTTTATAAACAATTTCTTTCTTATATATTGTATTACCTTTTATTGTTTTATAAATAGTATCTACTTTAGCATTTGAATAATAAACATTGTTTCTTAATCTAGTTTCTAAACTTAATATTTTACCATTTTTATCTTTTAGAATATCTCCAAACTTAGACACAACGTTTCCAAGAGAATCACAATACAAACTATCAACAATAGTAACAGTTTCTCCAGGAATAGTAATAGTAGTATCTCTATATTTTGTAACAATCTCTGTTTTAGATTCTTGAGTACATAAAGGACAGTATTTTTCTAATCTACGTTCTAAAGAACAACTAGATAATAACAATAATAAAAAAATAATATATTTCATAAATAAAAAGTTTTAGTTGACCAATCATAATAAATGTCTTTTCCATCAGGATTATCAATGTAGCATACTTGCTCAATTGCTATTTGTCCTTCCAAAACTTTATTATCAGATTTAGAAAACAATACACGAGAGGTAGTAGTTTCAAGTATTGTATACATAGTTAGAAATTTTTAATACAAATTGATTGTTGAATAGTAGAATCTCCTATTGTAGAGTTTGTTACCGCAGGAATTAAATACAAAGTACCTGTCGGCAAAACTACATCAAGAGGTGTTGCGTTATTAGTACTTCCTTGGTCACTTGAAAGTGCAGCGTTTGCATTTACTCCTTTAATGTTCCCTGCCACAATACTAAAGGTTCTATCCATTTGTAAAAACTGAGAGGCTAAACTCCAAGATGCTGATGTAGCAATTAGAATTGCCGAACCACCAATATTATTAGGTACGTCAGAAATATACCATCTTACTCTACTAGCTGAAATTCCATTTTTAATATATTTTCCGTTATAAATTCTTAAAATACCATCACTTAATGTTGGTAATTCTATGTTGTCAATAATTGTTTCACCAGTATTAGTGATTGCAATTGAAGGTGTAATATTTATAATATTAAACCATTCTAATTTGGTTAATAAGGATGTTTTTGTTAATTGCAAACTATCATTAAATGTTTTAGCTGTTACAAATTGGTCGTCATTTATACCTGCATCTACTGTTGCTTGAGTAGCTTGATAAGGTGTTTCTGTATAAATATATTCAGTAGTAGCATCATAATAATAACCTTTAGGATAATAAGTTCCTCCTAAAGAACCAGGTAACCAATAAGTACCTTGACTAGCTAAAACAATATAAGTAGTTCCAGGAGCAGTACCAACAGTAGGTAAAGCTGAATAATTAGCAACTTCTATTGGTGTAGAACCTCCTCCTGAACGTTTTAGACTTATTCTTGACTCTGCCATTATTTATTAAGTATTGTAAGTTATAGTTAATTCTGTACCTGTTGCATCATACGTAAATGAATTAGCAGCATAAGTATTATAATTTCCAGGATTAAAGTGTATCTCTAAACCTGGTTTAAATACTTGTCCTAATACAACTGCATTTGCTGTACCTGTATTACAAATACCTACACTTGTTGTAGTTACAGCTATTGCACCTGAAGTAGTAGTAATTAATAAATGAGGAGTAGCACCACCTTGATTTTCGTTAGTAGCCATTGTAACAGAAATACTATTAGCCATATTTTTAGGACCAATAGAAGAAGGTAACTGATTATGTATTTCTTGTAAAGTGCTTTCTTTTGCTAAATCTAAATTACTATCAATATCTCCTATTTTAACTAATAATTCTTCTTTATTAGTTACTTTAACTTTAGTATTATTATTACCTACGAGTTTAACTTCTGTCATTTTATTAATAATTTAATAGTGCTTGAATTTCAGCGTATGTAATTGTATTGTATTCAGTAGTATTATATAATATATCTCTAGCGTCATAACTATTTAATATATTTAAAACTCTACGTTTATTTTTTAAGTGTTCTAATTCGTTACAATTAAATATTCCAAACTGCAAATTACGTAAATATTTTAATACACATTTACTAAATTCACATTGTTTTTTCCATACTAATAATTTGTAACAATTAATTAACTCATTGTTAGGGTCTACAGGTATTTCTGATATAATTAAATAATCAAAAAATATTATACTACTTTCATAATAAGTAGTACTAGAATAATTACCATAAGGACAGTTTGCAGTAGAATCTAATTCCCATTGTGTATTTGCTTGTTCACTAAATACTATCCAAGGAGCAGCAGGAGGATTACTTTCTCCGTTATACAATACAATAAATTCTTGATTATTTATTGTAAATAAATATACATATTTATCATTGTAAATGTCTATTGCTTCTCCTATTACTGATTGTCCACCATCAGGATTAGGAATCATTACAGGATTAACCTCAAACGCTTCAAAGATACTACCTTCTTCGATTGTGTAAGTTCCGAAAGGACATTCGGTATCAACAGGGATACCACCAACAACTAGTTTTGCGTTAAAATAATTATAACCTGTATCATTCCCAGCAACATACCACAAAGGCAAAGGGAATTCTGGAAAATAATTATCAGTTCCAAAACCTAAATTATATTCTATTCCATTAACTAAAAAAACATAAATAGGTTTATCTAAATTAGTTGTTATTCCATCCCATACAACCTCCACCGTTACAGGCCCTTCACCAACTAAGGTATAGGTTACAAGGATTGAATCGCAACCTTCAACAGGAACTAATAAGTTATAATCTATTTTAATACGTTCACACGACATAGTTCCTTGTTTTTAATTATGCTATAACAACAATTCTAGCTAATACATCATTTCCTCCACCTGTAAGAGTACAGCTAATTGTACCTGTAGAAGCATCTATTTCAAAACTACTATTAGAACTATCTCCTAAATACCAAGGTCCACTAGGAGAAGGGTCGTTATTTCTTAACCAAACTTGTACTTGTAAATTAGTAAAACCTGCTGTAATACTATCAAATAAACAACCATTAGGAACAGTACTACAAGTTTTTAATTCTTCTCTAGTGATAGTACAAACACCTCCATCATTATTTGTTTCAAAATCTTTAACAAACTTAAAAGCATTTGTTCCGTTAGTACCATTTGTTCCTGCTGTACCTTGAGGACCATCAGGACCTGTAAGGTCGTCACTTGTCCAAGTAGTACCATTAGTTAATAGAATAGTAAAAGTACCATTATTATTATCAGTAATAGATTGAATACCAACACCATCAGTACCTGAAAAAAGTGTTATTCCATTACAATTTGCACATCCACACATAGTTTTAATTTTATTAATTAGTTTTTTTAGCATCCACAATTACAGCTATTTATAGTTTCACAATAAGTTGAAGCTTCAGTAAGTAAGCTGTTTACAGTAGTAAAATCGTTACAAGCAAATGCAGATTGAATACCGTAAATAAATATTTCCATTTGGTCTACTTGAGTTTTGAGTTTTTCAGTATTTGGAGTAGAACAAGATTTGATTAATTTTTGTACTAACTTATCTTTACACGCACATAAGTTACATAAGAACAATGTATATTGAGTAGGATTAGTAAATGTATCTCCGTCATAAAATACGTTGTAAACAATACGATAAATACCATCAGGATTTGCCCAAGCAACATCTTCAAGTATTACAAAAGAAGAAGGAGTGGGATAATTAACAGTATTTTCGTAAAGGTTGATAGTATTGTCCTTTAGGATAATAGCATCAGATATAGCATAACCATTAATGGTTGTTGCTGACACATTTTGAGAAATGTTAACGATGTATGTACCACCGTTGTTAGAACCTGTACCTGTAATAACAGCTACAATACGTGTTCCTGGTTCTACGTTAGTTCCTGTAAGTAATTGTCCAATAGCAAAAACACCTGATACGTGAGTAGTATCGGTGAATAGAGTACCTACAATAGTAGCATTGCTAGAAACAGCATTAGGAGCAGTAGAAGTTGAATAAGGATAAATATAAAGAACTGCGTCTTCTACATCATCAGCGTCTATATTATCTTCTCCCCAACCTGTTTGATTAGTTAATACAGAATAAGGATTAGTTTCTTCAATAATTTTAATTTTATTACAAGATGTCTGTAATACATTAATACGTGGTACAAATGCCATTGTTTAAATTTTTTATAAAATTAATGAAAAAATAGTAGTGCCCACCACATAGACAGCAAATTTTTGTGGTGGGACTACTGCGGGGTTTGGAGAATTACTCGTTAAAAGCTGATGCTGTTAACCCAAGTGCTACTACAAAAGTTTCACCTGTGTTATCTGTAGATGTTGCTAAGATACCTGAACCTGAAGAATCTGCAAGGTTTAAGTAAACTAAAACAAGACCTTTAGCACCTGCTGTTGTTACTAATCCTGAAATAGATTCTGTCCAATTAATTGCTAACGCTGAATATTTAGACGTTAAAGCAGTATTAGAACCTACTCCTGGGATTTTTACTTCTTGGTCACGCATTGTTGGAGGAACTCCTAACATTTCGTTTTGACCTTCTGTACCATAAGACATATACTCGTCAAATGCTACTTGTTGCCATACACCGTTACCGTTTCTAGCACCTGTAGTATGAGAAATTAAAGTAGAAGAATCAGAGAAAGTAGCAGTAAATCTGTTAGCGTAATAGTTACGGAAAGTATTTACATTAAAAGGAGTTTCTTTACCTGTTAACACTACACCAAAGTTAGCTGACGCTGCATCAGAAGCAGTAACTCTTTCATTAGAAGCTAAAGCTACAGTTGCAGATGTTCCTGTAAAAGGTCTATCTAAAGTGATAAAAGGTACTGCTGAAGCTGTTCCTGCTGTAACTGCTGTTACTTTGTAAACTTTATCAGTTAAACCTGTACCTGCTCTAAGGAAATCTCCTACAGCAACGTTATCAAAAACTTCGTCTGTACCTAATGCGTCACCTGATACTACTTTAGAACCATTAACCCAAACTAAATTAGCTGTTTCAGCAGCTGCATCAACTGTTACTGATGCACCTGCATTAGAACAAATTAATTCAAATTTTAAATAACCATTAGCAGGTTCATCTTTAAAGTTTTGGTTACCACTCAAAGCTAATAAACAAGCTAATTCTGCTTGTGTACCTGTAGCATCTGTTTTAACAGGACCTGCAAACAAAGACATTGGTTGAGAACGGTTAGCTGCATCATTATCGTTTTTACGGATTTTAATCCAAAAATCAGAATTGTTAGCAGTTGGTAAAGAACCTGTAGTTCCGTTGTAACCAATAGTAGTTACTTGTTGTACAGCAGGTTTAAATTTACTAATACTTAAAGATACTTGCCCTTTAGTCAAAGCAGGAGATTTCATTAATTGATTACCTGCACCTTTACCTTGTACAATAAAGAAAGTTTCACCGTTAGCTAAATTAGTGTATTCAGTATTACCTATTCTACGTAAACCTACGTCAGTAAGTACGATTGCACCTTTTGGTATGTTAGCATCAGTAATTACTGTACCTACAGCAGGTAAAGTGGATGTTGCTACGTCAACGTTACTCAAAAGAGTCATAACGTGATTGTTGTTGTTTCTAATCATTTTAATTTAATTTAAGTTAATTTTTAATTTATTATTCAAGCTCTCTTAAAGGCTCTATTGTTTGCGTTTTTTGTTCTTTTACTCTTTGTAGCATTAAATCGTATGCTATATCTATTATTACTGTATGAGTAGATTCATCTAACTCACAATTTCTTTGGTTAGTAGGAGTTGTTCTATCTACTACTATGTTTAGAGGATTCTTAACGTATCTAATTCTATAATCAGTAACATTAAAAGTACCATCTGTTATAATTTCGTGTCGTTTAGCAGAAGCTGTTGTAGTGATACCTGTTGTAACTCTACTAAACTCTACTCTCCAAACTCTTGCTGTACCATACGATTTATAAAAAGGTTTCTTGTATTTGTTATTTACGAATCTCTGTATTTCGTTATAAGAGATTGGTGTAACATACGCTTTTATATAATTGTCTGTACTACATTCTTTTTTATTAATAGTACACTCTTCGTAAATAGTGTACATAAAATCAGCAGGTAAATCATAAAACACTCCATTGTCTAAAACTCCTACTTGAGAAGAAGAAGAAGAATTAGAAGCATTTTTTATCAATGCTCCTAATCCTTGTCTTCTAATCTCTGTTTCTTGAAAACCTTTTGATTTTTTATTATTTAACTCGTCAAAATACTTCTTTACAAATAGCTGTTGAGCTTCAGTAAGCACAGAAGATAATTCAAAATCTTCGTACCCAGGAGAACCAAAACTATCACTTCTGTCTAGTTTTAATTCTAATTCATCAGCTTGTTGATTTGCAGTCATATTTATTTGTTAGCTAATTCAATTTTTGCTTTAATTCTTAATTTAACGTCTTGATTATCACCGTTCAATAAGAAGTTAACTGTATCTGTTAAATCTCCTAATTCAACACCGTTATCAAGTGTATATCTTTTCTCACCTTTTTTCAAGATTGCTCCTGCTTCAATGGCTTCTTGTACAAAGATACGTTCATTATATTGAGGATGGTTAACAATCTCTAAGAAATATTTAGGATTTGTTTGTACAATCTTTAACACTTCTCCTTTTAACCATTCTGAAGTAGCACTCTTAGGAATTGCTCTACCTAATGCTTTAATAAATCCAACAGTAGAAGTTTTAGATTGAGTAACTTCTGCATACTTAATATAAGCATTTGCAGTTTCTTGTCCTTCTTCTAACAACTTAGCTGTTACTTTAGATTCATCAACCATCATAAACTCGTAAGAAGCTTTATTATGTCTTCCTTCGTAAGATGGAGAAATTGTTCTTTCATTAGCTAAAAGTATCAAGTACTTCAACATATCTAAAGGTTGATTTAGATTAAGAGTGACACCTTCTTTAGTAATCATTACTCTTGCTCGTCTATCGTCTCTCCAAAAGTTTTTTTCTTGTAACGATGGGTTTAGGTTAGTACCTAACTCTTTTTCAAAGAACTCTTTTTGAGTCATTCCGTGAGGAAAAGACTCCATATACTTTTGTATTAGAACCCTCTTTTGGTCGTCTAATATAACTGTTATTCCTCCTCCTTTGTGTTCAGGTTGTAAAGGAACATCATAGCTTCTTTTTACTTTATTGTAAAGGAAAGGGTCTTTTTTTCTTTCCTGTCCTTGTACTAATAAAGAACTCCATTTACCCGATGATTCTATCGGTTTTACTGCTACAATTCTATTTTGTAAGAATGAACCGTAAATTACTTTTTCTTTTTCTAATGTTTCCATTTTTGCTGTCTTTTTTGCTGTTTTTAATCTTTAATTCTCTTTTAAAAACTCCCCCACCGAAGCAGGGGAGTCAATAAATATTATCCTCTATTTACATTCAATCGTAAATCTACAATCTTAGTAGGGTCTTCAATCATTAATCCTCCCCATTTTTGGAAGTGTACAGAGTACCCATCAATTGCAGAAGCTACCATTTTAGGGGAACCTTTACCAGCAGGAGAGAAAGGATCTCTCATACCTGGGATATATGCCCAATTGTAATCAGGAACTCCTTTTGGTTTAACTCTGTAGATACCTGCATTATCTCCATAATCTAAAGCAAGGATTCTATGAGATTCTACTAAACCTTTACCGTCAGGGTGACGTTGTGGGAAGTAAACATCATCATCGAAGAAGTCTACGATTTCAACCATAATAGTTACACCGTTGTACCAGTTGTAAATATTAAATTGAGGTTGCATTGTTTGTTTAGTATTAGAACCTCCCAAATTACCTGCATTAGAGTCTTTATCAATATATCTATCTTGGATGATAGTAATACCTAAAGCTGCTCTTTTAGCTTGAATTTGTTTAGAGATTTCAATAGCACCAAACTCTCCTGTTAACAAGTGGATAGTACGTTTTCCTCTTTCGATTTTACCTACACCCATATCTAACAACAATTCTAAATGCCAATCTAAATCGTACGTGTTGTAGTGGTGTACGTTAGAAGGAGCAATTTGTTCAAAGAAACCTGAACCTGATTCAATTGCATATTTAGTTTTATCGTCTTTGTTAAGGTATTTATGAGAAGCATCCCAATTTTTCTTGCCGTACAACAACATACGAGCAAACATTTCTTCGCATTGGTGATGTGCTACCATATCTTGATAGTTAATCCAAATTGATTCTTGTGTTCCTTTGTAGTTGAAACCAAACTCTAAAGGTTCGTTTTTACCTTTGTTAATAGTGTTACCTGCAACTTCATACTGCATACGCATTGTACAAGGTCTGTTTTCCATTCTCCAAGGAGAAGTAAAGTAAGGTTTAGCACCTTCATAAGAAAGAGTAGAAGGAACTAAATCATAGAATTTAGTCCAACGAGAACCGATGAATAATTCTTCAGAAGGAACAGATAAAGCAGAACCTGGAGTACCTACTAACTCTACTTCATATTTGAAGCGAGAACCTGCATCTAAAGCTTTTTTAACTAACAAGTGATAATCATCAGTTTCTCCTTTTAATACATTTGATGCTTCAAATAAAGGTTCATCAAAGATTAAATAGAAACGTTCTCCATTAGCACCTACGTTAGCAGGGAAGTTACCACCTGAGATAGTAGCACCTGAAACTGTTTCGGCATCTACTAAAGGTAAGTTTTTATCGTGTTGACCTTGCAACATCCAATTGTAGAAACCATTTTCTTGTTCTACTTCTTTAACAGGGAATCTATCAACAAATTCACGAAGTTTACCTTGTAAATTAGTTTTGTAGATTTCTTTGATTACGTTACTAATCAATTGTGGTTTTTGTTGATACAAAGAGTAGAAATGGTTGTCTGTGACTAAACCATTAAAATCTTTTGCTTCATACTTTTGCAATGGCAATAATTGTGACATTTTTTGTTTTGTTTTTATTTATTAAACGGAATATGTTATTTATTTACCTGACGTTGCTCTTTCAAGTAACGTTAAGATGTTTTCTGTTTTTTTAGAGGTTTCAACCGATGTGTTACGACCTACTCCTCTTTGTTCTTCTGCTGCTATTACTTTATCCAATTCGTTAATTGCTTGAGTTTTAGCAGTTGTTTTTAATTTAGTGATATTGGGTTTAAACTTACCGTCTTTATCCATATCAAATAATCCTAGTGTATCGTAATAATTAATAAGCATTTCAAACTCAGTAGGATTTTGTTTTTGTTTATACATTAAACTGTTATATTCTTTTCCTGATTCGTCTTTGTGTACAGGATTAATCATATTAGCTTTTAACTTATCTTTAGCTACTTTGTTTAATGGTAAACCGTCAACAAAACTTTCTCTTGTTTCAATAGTATTAACTAATGTTTCAAAAGCTTTTGTTTGACTTTCTACTGCTTGTTTTACTTGTAATTCTTTAGCTTCTTTTCCTTTATTAACTATGTCTAAAGAATCTTGCTTTAATTCAGGAATTGCTTTTAGTGCTTTAGCTTCTAGTTTATTAGTAGCAATAGCATCTTCAACAGCTTCTGTAGCATCAGCATCACTAAAGTTTTTACTTTTTAATTGTTCAAAATAAAGTTGTTTTTGTAAGTCTACATTTCCTACAACTTTATCTTCACTAAGATTTTCAAAGAACTCTAATCGTTGAGCCATTACAATAGCTTTTTCTGTTTCGTCAAAAGCATCTTCAATTTCTAAGAATCTTTTCTTTGCAGAAGGTAAACTCTTTTTCCAATTTTCTTCTTTTGTCTTAAACTTACTATCTACAGTTTCTTCCATTAATTTCTTAATAGAATCAAATGTACCAGGTAGCTCTTCTAATTTCTCAACATCTTCTACTGAAAGAATACCTGCTGTTACAAGTTCTTTCATCAAAGCTTTATATTTTACTTCTGTATCAGGAGTTGTGTCCGTTGACTCAACTTCTTTTTCTTTTATTACTGTTTCAACAATAGGAGCAATTACTATTTCTTCTTGTTGTTCTTTTTCTTCTCCTTCTTTGTTCTCGTTTAAAGAACTTTCTAATTCTTGAGGTGTCAAAATTTGAATACCCTCAAATAAATCATCTGTTAACATATTTTGCTGTCGTTAATTGGTTACAATATTAATTTTATTTTTATACTTTACCTTAATTAAATTGATAGTCTTAACTAAGGTTATAGCTTTATTTTGTTGTTGTAGGTTTAGAAGCAATAGCTTGACGTTGTATTTGTTCTTTAGCTGTATTAGCTCGTTGTGTTTCTGCTAGTTTAGCTTCTTGTAACCTAATTTGTTCTTGTTTATAATTCTCGTCTATATCTACTTTTCTAAGGTCTAAGAAATCTCCTACTCCATTATCGTTAGTATCTATTTGTTCAGAATCTCTTTGATGTCTTGAATCAGCAGATAATTCTTTTAAACCTGCTATTCTTTCTTTAGATGCAATTTCTTCTCTTTGAACAGCAATTTTATCATCGTGTTGTTTAGCTTCAAATTTTAATTTAGCTTGTTCTACTTGCATTGCTTGTTCGTGTTGTTTTTGTTGTTGCTCTAACTGTTGTTGTTGTACTTGCTCATTTTGTTCTTTAATCTTGATAGCAGATTCTTCTAAACGTTTAGCAATTTCTTGTACAGATTCAGATTGAGAAATAGCAACTAAGTCAGCAATAGTAGCTTGACCGTTTTGAATAGCAGCTTGAGATAACTGTCTTAAATCTTGATAAAGCTGTGTATCATTAGTAGAGTTAGAAACGTGGATATCGTATTCAGAAGAAACAAATTCGTCAAAATTAGATACAATTTCTTGTCCCATATCGTCAAGTATAAATTGACCTTTCTTAGGATTCTGTTTATAAGCATACTTACAACACTCAAGAAACTTAGTTAGTACACGTTTACGGAAATTAGCATCAATAGTAAACCATTTTTCTGTAATATGATTAGTTTGTGCTACTTCTCTTTCTACGTTACCAACAGCTTCTCTATTTTCTATTTGTCCTTCCCTAGCACCTGTAACACCTGCTATTTTTCCTAAAGTATTTTCAATGTCTAACATTAAGTTAGTGTACATTCCTATTTCATTAGGGTCACCTACTTGTATTTGTTGAGCAGTTAGTGTGTTAAATGCACCTGCTGATTTACCTTGAGAAGGTCCTTTAAGTATTTCATTAGTAGGGTCTAACCAAGCAAACTTATTAATAGTAACATAACGCATCCATTCTTTAGGGTCCCAACCTGAAGGTATTAATGAGGAATTAAGAGCAGTAAACGAACCTTTATAAGTAGCAATTGCTAATTCACGTTTGTAATAAGCAATGTCATAAGAGTACGTCAATGGTTTCATTATATCCATCAATGATTGTACTTTATAATCATTGGTTGAATTAACAGAACCAACGTAAGGAGGAGTACCTTTAGATTTATTGACTAAAGATTTAGAAGCATAAGGAACAGGACGCATCATAGTATAAATATGGTCAGCAATTTTAGTAGCTTCTAACCATTCATTTACCCACACCCATTTAACTGTTTCTCCTAGTAACTTATCTACTTTATAATCTTCAGGAACATAATCTTTTTGTTCTACTCCTTCATCATCAAAGTATGTTAATTCACCAATCTTTCTTCTACTTCTCCAACATACTTTTAAAACTCTAACATTACCGTAAGTATCAAAAGCACCTGCAAAAGTACGTGTACCCATTTCGTTAGGATGAAAGATATTTAAAGCACCTTGTTCTCCGTAATAATCATAAACAGAAATATCTCTATTTAAACCTATACCTCTACCTGTGTCCATAGAAGCATCAACTTTACCTCTTTCAAGGAAATCAACATCTTCAGGTGTTAACTTGTCCCAATAATCATCAATTACTTGACCAACAGAAGCATAACCGTATTCAGCAATAATATCTGCATCTTCAATATACATTGAGTTACCACCCATTGTATATAAGTTAACAGGATTTACTCTACGCATTACAGGGTTACCTCCTAATACTCCACAATACATTATTTCTTCTCCTGCTGTAAGTAAATCTTCAAACGTACGTAAGAATGTAAAATCGAAATCACCTTCTTTGTATTCTTTTTTAAGAATTTTATTAGCAGTAATTTCTGCTACATCTTGATATTCGTATCGTTGGTATCTTTCTAAATCTTGTAATCTTTTTTGTATTTCTTTTTCATCAATAGAAGTAGATTGTATAATACCTGCTAATTCAGTTTTAATCTGATTCATTAGGTCTTGTTCTTTTCTACCTATACCGTCAGAATCATTAGCAGAAAGATAAGCTCTAAATTCTTTTTTTCTTTTACTATACTCTCCTAATAGTAAATTAATTTTACTGTTTTCTATTCCTATATGTTGAAAGGAAGCAGGTAAAGATTGTAAATCTAAGTTATCGGCATTTATAATCTTTTCAAAATCTTTAGTATTAATTATGTTAGCTCTAAGATTATAGTTTGTTTTCTTGTTTTTAAAATTAGAACGTAGATTTACATCTGATGTTAATAAGTGTTCTGCAAAGTCTACATTTTTCTTATACCACGCATCATTCTTTTCTGAGTCAGAAAGTTTCTGTCTAGGAAAACTAATATAACCTTGTATTTTAACAGGAGAGCTCATAGTAATAAATTATTTAAAATACAAATCTATGAATAATAATTTGAATCCATTGTTTCAATAGGTTTCTTTTTTAATACTCCTAATTGATTCCAATAATCGTGTTCCATAAATCCTTTAACTTCATCTACTTTACTAGCTGTTTCTTTATACATTGTACTATCTAACCACATCAACATACCTAAAGCACTACAATTGTGTGTACAAATTCCATTAGCTGTATAACTAGGGTCATTTTCTACAGAAATATTATAAACATTTCCTCTATGAGTAGTAGTATCAATAGTGTGTATTTTAGTCCAATAACCTTCTTCAGTTTTAAAGTACCTACCTTTATTATTAGTATTTATAAAACCTTTAGATTCAAATTTTAAACTTCCTTTAATTATTAAATTAGCGTCATTATTATTTATGTTTATTGTATAAGCATCTTTTCTAATATAACCGTTTGTAAGACGGTAACTTTTAGAAATAGAAGAAGTACACCAAATACCTTCATCTAATAAAATTTGTCTTATTTGATAACTTTCAATTTCATTTACCGTAGTAACACTTAATATTCTTCTATTATGTTTTGTATTTATTTCATAATGACCGTCTGCTTCAAAATAACCTTGTAAAAAAGGAAGCATTTTAGTACTATTAAATAATTCAGGAGATATTTGTTTATTAGGACTTGTTCCTAAATATTTAGAACAAAATTCATAAAACGGTTTGCTAAATATTATTAATTTATACATATTACCTTCTTTTACAATTTTACAAGAAAGATTAAATTCTTTATTTCTAAATGATTTATAACTTTTTGAAAAATTATCTTCAATTAATTTTTTAACTTTTTCACATATATTTAATTGGTCTCCTTGAAAATATATTTTAACACTATATGTACTATTATTATCTCTATTACATATATAACCATCACCTAATACCCAACCTAATAAATATTTTAAATCATTAGATAATTTTGTGTTTTTTCTATTATTACGAATAGGAGTTAATAGTAAATGTTCTTTAGTTACTTCATCTGCTCTAATTATTTTAGTTTCTGAAAGACTATATTCGTGAAAAGGTGAAATTCTACTTATGTGTTTTTTCTCTACAGTTTTAACAAAAACAGGATGATTTTTAGTACAAGATAAACCTTTATGATTTCCAACATTTCTTATTGTAAAAATATTATCATTGTATTCTGATATATGATTTTCATATATTTTGTTTTCTTTACCATTTTTAGATATAACAATATCTCCTGTTTTTAAATTTTCTATTTCTTGTAAACCTTTGTTTGTCAATACTTTAGACCCTTTTAAAACACAGCGGTCAAAATTTCCGTCAGGATTCCACATTATTAATTCAGTAAGCATTGCAGGAGAATATATAGTTTCTAATACTCTTGTTTCAGAGTTTGTAGATACTCTTTCTTGTAACCAAGATTTAATCATATTTCTACCTTCAGCATTTACTGTTCCTGAAGCATTAATACCTTTTGCTGTATTTGTTCCTGCTTTATAAGTATCACTAGAACGTAATTGATAAGGAGTATCAGCAAGTAAGTAAGTACATTTATGTTGGTCAAAATGAGTATATAAACCAATAAGGTTTTTCTCATACATTCCTATTGCATTGTAATAAAGTAGTAGTTTACGACATACTTCATAAAAATCTTTAGCTTCATTAGTTCTACCTGTGTATTCAGCAACTATTTGTCTAGTTAATCTATTCATTACTACAATAGAAGGTAAGGAATCTGTACCTGATTTATCTTTATCTACAACGTCAATACCTGCTATGTATAATCCACGAGGGACTATATTATCTAAACCACGTTGAGGTTTTACCCATATTTCTACACAACCTTTCTTTTCATCATTTCTACTTAATGGAAACTTTCTAATAGGTTGTGCATCTTGTTCAGTAATAAATTCAGGTTCTCCTAAAGAATTAAAACTAATATGTCCTTTAAAAGAAGCTTCTGTATATTTAACATATTTACCTCCTTCTACTTCAGCTAGTTGTTCTTTAAGTAGGAGTGTTGGAAAGAAAGCTCCTTCAAGTATTAAGAATGCTTCAGAAGGAACCATTGGTCCATTAATAATCTCTGTTTGATAAACAGTAGGGTCAGAAGATTTTTTAGCTAATTGTCGTCTATTCTCAATAAACATTTTAGTTGTTAATTCATCTGTTTCTTTATTAGGACCTTTTTTAAATTCGTTTAATGTTTTCCAATAAGGAACAAAGTATCCTATTTTTCCTCTATGTTCAAACACATCTTCAAACTCTATACAATTGTAATCTTGAGGATTTCTAAATATAGATTCTGCATATAACGCTGCTCTACCTGACACTAAACCTCCTGTTCCTAATCCCCAAATAACTAGATTCTTTTTAGCTTTAGATGCTTGTGTTGCTTCAATTGCTCCCCAAGCTTCTTTAATATTATAAAAAAATCCTATTTCGTCAAGAGCAACAATATTAGGTCTAGTACCATTAGCAGCTAAAGGATTATCTTTAAATGTTCTATGTCGTAATACAGAACCTGTAAAAGAAGTAGCATCTTTATTAGAAGCCATAGAACCTGAATAAGTAATAGCAAGAGGAGAAGGATATAAATCGTCTCCTAATTGATAAGAACCAGGTAATAATTCTAACGCTACTTTAATTTTTTTCATTAAAGGTTCAGAATACTTTGTATCAATAGCACCAATAATAGTATCTGATGCTGTGTAGTTTTTTTCTTTCTTTCTTTCTAAATAATCATCGTAGTCTGTTGCTCCATCAAATAAGAAATTATGCGCAGTAATACCTGAAGTAGAATAACTTTTTCCCGACCCCCTAGCTTGTATAGACATAAAATGTTTAGATTCATTTTTATACAAAGGTTTACCTAAACTTTTATTATGAGTTTTACGTAAGTATTCTCTTGCAGGTATATAAATAAACTTTTTAGCTTCTGCTTCTGTAATACGTCCTAGTTTAATAGATAGTTCTTTTTCAGGACCATATTTTCTATCACACGTATATTGTTTATCTTCACTAAAACCTGAGAAACCTCTACATTCTTCGTACAACAAAAATAGTTCCCAATCTATATCTCTAAGGAAAGGTCTACCAAATGCTTGTGCTACAGAAGAATCATCTTCAAATTGTATTTTATGAAAGTTAACATAATAGTATAAAGGTCCAGGCATCCATTTACCTGACACCCAATAACCTTCTATACATCTTCTTTTTTCTTGTTTCCAAAAAGTAAGTCTGTCGTAATACTCTAACTCAGGATGAAAGTTTGGTATATCTTTTAAAATAAAATTAGAGTTTTCTATTATCATATATCTCCTGATTCAGTTAATGATTTAATATGTTTACCTTTCTTAGTAGTTTTTTCTTCTTCAAAATCTTTTCTAACTTTTTTATAATCATCAAACATTTTAGGAGTTAGTGCTAACATTTTATCAATTTTAACTAACTCGTCTGTATCTTTATTATCAATTGAAGTTTTATATAAATCTTTAATTGCTTTATCTCTCATTACCATTATTTCGTTCCAAGATACTAAAGCTCTTTCTGCATCAGAGAGTACAGAGTTCTTATAAAGGTTTACTAAGTTTTCTATTTTATCCCACTTAAACTTAGGGTCTTTATAGAAATCTTTAGCAATCATTTCTAACTTATTAGGAATATTATATAAAGCAGAATCAGGATTATACACATAGTATATTCCCCACATAGTCTTAGAACTATCTTCTTTACCTTTTGATTTATCAGCTTTATATAGTTTTTGAAAATCTTCAATAACTAATAAATCACGATTAATATCCCAAAAGTTATTATCACTTGTTGTTTTCATAAAAATCTTTAATAATGTTTTCTACTTGTTTTGTATTATAAATACAAGTAAATTCTAAACCTGAAGAAACAATAATACAGTATTCTACATCATCTTTAATGTAAGGATAGATTATATCTATTTTGTAAAATATAACATTTCTAACATCTAAGTCAGAAGTATCAACAGGTAAATCTAAATCTTCTAATTGTTCAGTAGATTCATTGTGAAATAGTATAGGAAGTTTTAGTTTCATATTATTCATCTTCTTTAAATCGTTTTACTTTTTCAAACATTTCTAAATAAGGAATAGGAATCAAGAATTGTACACCACTTGATGTTAAGAGAGTGTCACGACCATTATGTTGTTCTTGAATATTATCAATAGTATATAAAGTAACTCTTAAAGTTTCGTTATTTTTATTGATTGTCGGAAGGGTTAGACTTTTTACCATTTATTAGATTATTAGTTGTTTTAATTGCATTAGGTCTTGGTATAAATTTACCAAATCTAGTTATATGTATTGTTTTAAATAAAGCTAAATCATAATTATCACCTGTTTTTTTATTTTCAGAAATAACATTATGAATGAGTGAAGACATACAAAAAAGTATATCATTAGCTTGATGTAGACTAAGGTTATATTTCTTAGCTACTTGTTCTACTACTTCATTTTGTGCTTTACGATTAATCATTGTTGATAGGTGTTAAACTAAATTCTTCTACTTCTTCTACAATAACATCAGATATTTTAGTAGGAGAAGGAATAGTAGGAGTTGGTGTATCAGTAGCTGTTTCCGTAGTAGTAGCAGGAGTAATAGGAGAAGGTGTAGTCTTAGGTAGTATTGTCATAACAAGATTAACATTAAGACTAAAACCATCAGCATCAGGTTTGAAACATAATTCAGAATGAAGTATGTTATCATCACTAATTAAAGGTTTTCCCATAAACAACTTTTTACGAAGTTTAGTAAGAATAGTATTAAATTGTTTCTCTTTAATATTTGTTAAGATTTGTAATTCTTTACGCATATCAGTAGAGAGTATAAACTTACCTCTTTTATCAGGAGGTAAGACTTCATACTCATTATTTAATTTAATCAACTCTGCTAATATATCTCTTTCTTGAGGAGTAAGATTTAACATAAAATTTAAGATAGTTAAAATTTGTCTGTAAATCTTATCTTCATTAGTAGGAAGCGATATTATCTTTCTTTGTTTCATTTATAATTTCTTTTTGTAGTTCTTTATCTTGAGCTAAGTATTTAGCTGTTTGAAACCAAACAAATAAACTATTTTGCACAATTGCTCCAAACACTTCATAAATTACTTGTAACTCAAATTGTTTAATATCTAAGTTGTTAGGTCTAGCATATCTAAACTGTTGAATAATAACTTCAGGATAACCAGGTTCTTTAACACTAACTTCAAAGTGCCAACCTTTAAAATCTTCTCCATCTTTAATAGGATAAGAATTGTACTTGTATAGTAATCCTAACTCTTTATTACTTTCAGTAGCTACAATAAAAGTAGTAGCAAGTATTTCTTTAGCAATTTGTAATTTTTCTGTTGTTTTCATTATACTAATTTAAAATTACCCAATCTATTCTAAAAATGTATTGTTGAAAATGAGGAGTATCTAATACTTCTCCTTCAGCAGTCATTACTTTTATCATTCCTGATTCTTTAAACCAATAACCTTTCCACTCAGGAACTTTAATTTTTTTACCTTCATTTAAAGCTTCTAAAGCTTGTCCAAAATTTAAATTTTCCATAATTTATTATTTATTTTACTGTTTCTATATAACACTTTAAAGTGATGTTGTTAGGATTTAGAGTAATAGTAGAAGTGAATAACTTTGCGTGAAGTTTGCAATAGTTTTCAAATCTTAATTCTAATTCCCATAATCTATTGATAATTGTATCAATATTTTTTGATGTAAGTTCTCCAATTTCCATCAGTAGTCTATTAAAAATTTAGATAAGCTATACTTACCTCTTGATATAGTGTCAAGTAAGTTTTTATCTCTTAAAGATTTTATCATCTTCTCAAGTGCTGCCATAGAACAAGATAACTCTTTACAGATTAAATTCTTATTGACACTATCCGAGTACCATATATTATTTTGTTTGTCTAATTGTTGTAAAATATGATAGAGAGCGTGGAAGCTTCTATCAGAAGACAACAATAAAATACTATCAGGTGTATCAAGAGTAACACAAATCATAGGACAAATATAATAATATTATAATAACTAGCAATAAAATAATAGTTATTATAAAATATTTATAATTAGTCTTTGTTTACAGGAGAATTATCACTAGGAAAGTAATGAGGAATAGGAGTAAGGGTATTATCAGAAAGACCTCTAACTTTATTTTGAGATATTTTGAAGGATTCTATGTAACTTTTTGCATCAAAGTTATTAGGAGAAGTGTGAGGACCTATAACAGTAAATTGGTCATTAGTAGAAGGAAATTGTTGTATTCTATTAGAAGGAAATTGTTGTATTCTATTAGGAGGTAAACCTGTTAATATAGATATAATCTTTTCTCCTTTACATACTGAACAAACAGTAGGAATACAATTTACAGTAGGAGTAAGGGTAGGAATATTTTCTCCTAAACCTTCACATATTGGACATTTTTGAAACATATTATTAATTTTTAGTTATTGTGTATAGTTATTTGAATACGTATATTCTTAAGAAATAACGTTTGATGATTAATAGTTTTACTTAGAGATTGTTGGGAGAAACTGTTGAGGTACAGATGATTGTAAATAAGTTCCTTACTTATTAGACATAAGGGTTTCCCTCTTTGGTTGACTAAAAGTCTTTAATTTTTAACTTCATAGATACAAGTGCAAACCCTTAAAAACCCTAGGATAACCCTTTTGTGTTATTTCACCAGCTCACTTATCGCTACGTGTTATCCTGTATATCTACTTATATAAAAACCTTTTTTGTACCTATCGGAGAAAACCACTTAATATATGTTAATCGTTACTAAGTGTAATCCAACTTCTAACCCCTACGTAAAAACTTGAGGGTGGTCATACTGTATAATTTAAGTGTTATAGAGTATGGATACGTTGTAAAATTAATTATAATAAAAATATTAACCAAAAAATATACAAAATTTTTAATATTTTCTAGTGCTATTATCGTGGTACGATAATAAGAACAATGTTATTATCGCCACACGATAATAGAAAATACCTTATACATATCTCTACTCTAGTAAATATTTAATTTTTATATATTTTTTTGAAGTTAATAATGTACCCCCATAGGATAAAATAAGGGGATACAATCCCCCCTCAAAGTTTATAGAAATGTCAAGAGTGGTAAGTATCTACTAGGAGAACCCCTACAAAATCTAGGCAGGGAAGCTATCCTCCCTATGTTAAAACAGTAATAATCAAAACAAAAAGCAATATTATGAACACAATTTCTATCCAAGAGTTTGCACAATCTAAAGGATTTACGCAAATCAACAAAGCAGTAGTAGCTAACACTAACGGTTATCCATTCGTAACATTCATCAATGATAGTGTAACACCTAACATTGCAGAGAATGTTTACTTTAGTAAATCAGCGTCAAGTGAAGTAGGTGCAGGACAAGTAGTAGATAAGGATTTCCTTAGCAACTACGAGATTGCAGAGACTACTAATGCAGACAATGAAGTACGTACAAAGTTAGTGCGTAAAGGAGGTAACAGATTATCGTTATTAGACTTATTTGCATAGTTATATAGTACCCTTCGGGGTACTATTATTATACTCTTAAACCTTGACTAACAAGACTTACAACCTAATTCAATGATTGCTTTAAGTTCTTGATTTCTATTAGTTGTTGAGCCTTTAAAAGCATATCGAGGATTTACTTGATAAGCTCCTGTTGGTAATTTAGCTACTAAGTTCTTGTCTACCAATGATTTAATAGTATTGTACACAGTACGTTCATTGAGGTCAGTAACTTTAGCTATTTCTAATCTAATAGGTTTACTAATAGCAAACTTTGTTCCATCAGCATATTGTAATAAGAACGAAAACACTCTAATTTCTGTTTGTTCCATTCTATTAAATATACCTAATACTGATGAATACAGTAATAAGAAATCTTCTTTAGTGTTTGCTAAGTAAGTATGTTTTTGTACATTCTCACTTAGTATTTCTCCTGTTTCAGAGTCTACTACTGTTTCTACTGTTGTAAAACCTGTTTTTAAATATGACTTTTTCATTGTTTAAATGTTTAAATGTGTATGTAAAGATACACATTTTACATCAAATAAACGTAAACATACATTCAGAAATACACAAATTTACATTCACAAATGTAGATTCAACATTCTCAGATACAGATTTACAAGATTAACAATCTAATAATCAATAACTTAGTAGATAATTATACTCTATCTATCTTACATCTTATTTTTAATACATTTGTTAGTATTGATTAATAGTTAATCAAAAAGTATGATTAATAATTAATATTTAGTTAAAGTTTTACTTTAAATAAACGTTGTAAGTTGTTGATACTCAAGTGTTAAGCTACCACTTATCGTACCATATACTATAACTTAAACCTTAATACTTATAACTTCTTTATAAAACATAGCTTTTAATAAACATTCACTATAAACCTTTTAACACTTAAAACAATGACAAATTTTAAATCTTTACCTAAATTCTCTACCAATAATGGAGAACAATTCCTATTTAAAGCACCAAATAACTACGGAGCAAGTATTGTAAAACACGATTTCTCTTACGGTAATAAACAAGGCTTATGGGAATTAGCAGTAGTAAAATACGAAGAAAATGAAACTAATGTACAAAACTTCTCTTTATGTTATACTACTCCTATTACAGATGATGTATTAGGTTGGTTAACAGAAGAACAAGTAAATGAAACGTTAGATAAAATTACAGCATTACCTAAAGAATAACCTTACAACCTACTAATACTCACATTATTAATAGGTTATTCACAATCTTAAATCACTTGCTTGAAGGTAAACGTAACATTTAGATAGGCAACATATTCCTGCTCAATACAAGGAGCTCTTGTAATCTGGTGTTGTACTTGTTATAAACTGTACTAGCAGTTGTGTTTATTGAGAGTAGCACTAGTACTGCTCTCTAAGCAAGTGATTTATTTTACTCTTAATCAACAACTTAACAACAATCATTTAAACTAATACATTATGTACACAGCAATAACAATAGTAATCTGTAGTATAATCATTGTACTACCTTTATCAGCAATTAGAAACAATTAAATAACTATTAATCAACAACTTATAGTTGTTTACTTAAATTAAAACATTAAACATTAAACATTTTAAAACTAAAAATAATGAAAACAAAAGAAACATTAAAATCAAGTCGTGAAATAGCCTTAGAATGGTGGTATTTATTAGATTGGGAAACACGTTATTACTATTCTAACAAATTAGTAAATAAAATTCCTACTCTTCTAACAGGTAGAGAAATTCAAGAAATTTGGGAAAAAGAAACAATTAAAATTGAAAATAAAGTTTTTAAACCAAACGAAAAACAATTTAAAGAATTTAATTCTGAATTAGCTCGTAAATATCTTAACAAATTTGACAATAACGCTAAAAAACATTTTGTGTTAGAAACTTGCAATATGTTATCTAAAACAGATTTACAATATTTAAAAGCTTGTATCACAGAAATTATTTCTGAAAAATAAAAAACATTAAACATTTCTACTACATTAAATTGTAAGTTGTTGTAATAATTGTTAAAATTATAAGTGATGTGCTTATAAATTGCTTATTGCAAAACCTCTATAACAACGTAGAAATGTTTATCTTATTAACACTACAATCATCTGATTTACAAGTACAAATAACAATTTTACACACACCTACTCTAGTGTATTTATATAGTAAGTAGTCACTATTAAGAGTTATAACACATTCCTAGTGTTTATGTTACTGTAAATGTATTTTATTGTATAGTTGTATCGCAAAATTGTGATTAATACTTTGACTACAATGTATAATATTACTTAAAGGAAAAGTACAGATGATTGTTTTTAAACAATTAAATATCAACTAATTAAACAAAAGCAAAATGAAAAAATCAATCACAACATCAGTATTATTTTTATTAGCAATAATACTATTTACTTTCTCTATTAGTAGAGAAATAGACAATATTGGAGCGTTCGCTCTATTCTTATCTTTTGTACTTACTATTTATGGTACAATTGGGATACTTAGTAAACTATCAATCAGTAATAACTAATAAAAATCAAAACAATGCAAACAACATTATCACAAAACGCAATTGATTTGCGTAAAGTTTTACCTGCTCCAAGTAGAGCTAACAAACTTGCTAATAAATACTTTCCTAACCACAAAAAAGTAACAGAAAGCTATTATAAAGACTTTCAAGAAGCTTTCTTGATAATGTCTAAGAATTACATCAAAGAAAACCTTAGTGTCATTAATGAAACTATATGGTCGTTTAAATTTGATAAAACATTCTTTTGTATTTGTCTAAATCCTGGACAAGAAAATGAAGAAACATATTTTGGTATGTGTATTTAATCAATAATGGACAATAGTTACAATAAACAACTTAGACTGCTTTATCAATTAAAGCAGTCTATTATTTTTAATTAAAAACAATCACAATGAACACAATAGTAACAGTAGATATTAAAGAAAGTGATTTACCTAATTTATCAATTATTGAATCTTTAAATTTTAAAGAAAATGTTTCTATTTTTACAGAAAGAGAAGAATTATTTGATAAATATCCTTTTACTCTTTATAAAGAAAGAATGATAAGTAATCATATAATAACTATTCAAATATCTTTATTAGATTATTTTCTTTACAAATCACATAACCTTATTAAATAAAAGACAATGAGTAAAATACAACCAAAAGTAGGTATGTGGGTACAAATACCTAAACTTACTAAAAGACAATCAAAATTATTACGTGATGTAACCGTAAGTAAAAATTATCAAATAACAAAAGTTAAGAAAAATTCTACAATAAAAGAAGGATTAGAAGTTTATATTAAAGATGATGTAAACAAAGAACATTCTTTTTTTATGGAAAATTATGGAGAATTATCAAACAAATCTTTAATTCTATTAGACGAAAACCAACAACCTTTAACTACTGAAAAACAAACAGTTAAAAAAAATATATTAACACCAAAAGTAGGAATGTATATTATGTCTCCTGATGTTGATACTAAAGTAAATACAAAATTACTACCTAACGTTTATTACAAAATAACAGAAGTTACTACTTCTCATAAAAACGTATGGATAGAACGTGATGGTAAAACAAACAATGATTTTTGTTTATTATCTATGCAATGTAGTCATTTAAAACAAGGTTATCAATGGCAATTATTTAACAAATTACCTAAAGGTGCTATTACTCAAGAAACAGTTAAAGAAGAATCTAAACCTCAAATAACTGCTCAAGAAATGTATATTAAAGAATTAGAAAAAACAGCTAATACTTTAAGAAGACAACTTGAAAGTATTGTTAATTCTAAAAATAAAGACATTGAACATTTAGAAAACAAACTTGATGAAGCTTATAAAGAACAAGAGCAAATGATGATTAGTTTTAAAGAAGGTTTAAAACATCATAAATACAATCTTATTCAAACTTTAATATGTACAAGTACTATTAAAGTACAAGATATTAGAGTATTTACTGATATTCTTATTAGAACATTAGAAAGAGAGTATAAATTTGAATCAAAAGATTCTGAAGAAAATTAAAAAATATTAACTAAATGCACTTTAAGGTAGTACTCACAAAAAATCTTGAATAAGAAATTGCGTCAAGGTTAGTTAATAGTTTGTTTGTTGGCGGAATTGGTAGACGCATTGACTTTGAAATAGGATGTCCTCTGGTGTTAGTACATAATCTAACGTATGGATTCGAGTTCCATACAAACAACGCTTTGTTTTGATAGTGTAAACCTTGCTATTGATTAATAGTTAATAGTGAGGTTTATCAAAACTTTAAAATTTCATTTTAATAACCAAATAATTACTGCATCGTCAAAAAAAGTAATTAAGTAATTATATAACAATTGTTCAATGTTATATTCTTATAGACTTTATAAGTCTGCTGAACACCTTTAATTAATTTATTTAACTATTTAAAAACAAAAATTATGTCAACTATCGTATTAGAATCAGCAAAAGGAGTAAAAGGTGGAAAAGTTCAATTAACTTTTTCTCAATTAGTAAACATTAAAGAAGATAATTCTTTGAATGTGTTAGCATTATTAAATGCAAGTGATGAAAGATTTAATCAACAAAAACCTCGTTTTGCTTGGTTATCAGCAATGCCTAGTGATATTCAATCACAATTTGGTATTGATGTATCAGCATTGAAAGAAGGGGAAGAATTAACAATTGGAGCACAAGACCCACGTTTAGTTGCTGCACCTGATTCTCCTTTAAATATTCAAATTGAAGAAACAGTAAATGGCACAGAATACCAAACTGCTAACTTTGAGAAAACAGCAAAAAGAGCAGGAAAAGATGGAGAATTTATTCTTCATAATGGAATGTATATTTATGTAAACACACGTATTGTAGCTAACGAACCTAAACACAAAGTTTATACAGAAACTACACGTAAAGAAGCTACTACTAACATCTTAGATGGAGTAGCATAAAATTGTTTGATTGATGATTGGAGAAGGGTATAGTGTAATGCTGTACCCTTTTTTATTATTTACCTTAAAATTATTAACAATGAAAAATACTACACCTAAAAAAGAACGTACACTCGATGAAATAAAAGCTTGGTGGGATGCTCAAAAAGACGGTAAGTTAAACTTTACTCATTATCTAAAAGTAGTACAAGCAAAAGCTAATGTTATTAATTTACAATTGAATTAGTATGAGAAAAATAGAAGATTTAAAAACTTTTGAAAAAGAAGCTAATTTATTACCTGATATAGAAAAAGATAAAGATATTATTACTTTACCTAAATCTAATTTAGATAAATTATTTATGCAAAAAGCTTTAAAACACAATATTGATGATGATATTTTAGATATTTACAATTAAAATTTTAATATGAGAAAAATAATTTTTCTTGACATAGATGGTGTATTAGCAACTCCTGAATGTTTAAAAGACGGAATGTGGGGTTTAGTTAACGCTAGACAAACACAATTTAAAAAGTTAATGGAATCTACTAATGCAGAAATTGTATTATCTTCTTCTTGGAGAAAATGGGATTTAGCTACTACTATTGAATTTATGAAAGAAGAAGGATTTTGGTATTATGATAAAATTATTGGTGTTACTATTCGTGCTTATCACTATCTAGATAGAACTAAAAAGATTCATTTATCTATACCAAGAGGAGTAGAAATACAACAATGGATAGATACTAATATTCATTCAGATAACGGTAAAAACTTTAATCGTAAAAAATTAGGTAAAGATTATCAATATGTAATATTAGATGATGAAAATGATATGCTTTATAATCAACGTAATAACTTTATTCAGACTCACCCTACTAAAGGATTAACAGCAAAAGATGTACAAAAAGCAATTAAAATCTTAAACAATGAAACAACTATTAACAATCCTACCACTTCTACTACTATTTAGTTGTGATTATAAACCAGTAACAATTGAACCAAAAACAATAAAAACTATATCTTTTCCTGAAGGTTCTACTTCTAATAGAAATAAATGGAAAGTTATAAATGCTTCTGACGGTCACGATTATATGGAGAACAATGGAGGTAATGATTATATTATTATGCACTACGTTGAATGTAATAAATGTAAAAAAGATTCATTATGAAACAATTTAGAATTAAACAATATTCACATAACAGTTTATATTGTATTCAACAACGTACAGGTATATTTACTTGGAAAACATTAGATGCTGTTCCTAATAGACAACACGCTTTAAACATTATAAACAAACTAATTATTAATGGTTATCAAACAGAAGATTTTAAATTAATAGAACTATGTAGTAATGAAATATTTATATTTCTTCCTACTATTGGTTATCATAAAAAATCTTTACTATTTGCTTGGTTTAAAGTAGGAATAAATATTAATTTTTAACAACAAACTATCAAAACATAAAAATATTATGGAACAACAAGAAATTGATTATATAGATAAAGGTTGGAGAGAATCTTCTACTTTTTTCGGTACTAATGAAAAAGTATTAGAATCTAACAGAGTAGATAAAATATTATTAGAAGATAGACAAGTAGGTTCTGATACTATTATAAGCGTTTATCGTGGTTACAAAAACGATAAAGTAGTTTTTGAAATAGGAGCAAGTATAGACGTTACTGTAGTTTATAAATAAATATTATGAGTTTAGACCCAAGATTAACATTTATTAAAGACCCTTTTATTATTGTATCAGGGTCTTTATTTATTCTATTACTACTATTTACTTTTCTATTTGAAAAACATACTCAAGTATTAAAAAGTAAACAAAAAGTAAACTCTACCACTATTGAACATAAACAATCAATAGATACAACTGAATGGAGAAAGTTATATTATGAACATTTATATTATACTAAATAATTATGAAAACAACTATGAAAAACGGAATACCTTCAGATGCTTATTATTTACTACTTGAATGGAAAGATGAAAACTTAAAAGAGTTTCAATCAAAATTTGGAGAGGTGAGTTTAAATAGTTTAGATTATAGTCAGTTGCAAAGATTGTATCAAGAAGTAATATTGAAAATCAAATAATAAACAACAATGGAAGTTAAACAATTACCTAAAGTAAAATTAGATGAGTTAGGAATGTATTTAAGAACTATTTACTTAGATTACAAACCTACTACTAATAAAGAAAGAGTAGAATTAGTTACACAATTCTTTAATGTATTATGTACAGAAAAAGATATTGAACATTATGAAGAATTACATCATTTTGAAACACAATTAGTAAAGCAAGATTTTGAATTAGAATCTAAAAGAGAATCTTATTTTCAATCTCTTGGTAAGTTTAACCCCTTTTAAAACAAATAATTATGAAACATTTAGCATTAGCAATTGCTATAACAGCAGAAGCTTTTAAAAACACTTTAGATAAAGGAGGTAATCCTTATATTTTACATTGCTTTAGAGTTATGAATAATACTCAAGGAGACGAATGTGTAAAATGTGCAGCAATAATGCACGATTTAATTGAAGATACTGATTATACTTTTGAGCAATTAACAATGCTAGGTTTTTCAGATAAAACAATTGGATTATTACATTTGCTTACACATCAAAAAGAAACTCCTTACGATGATTATATTAAAGCAATTTCTGTAAGTAAAGAAGCAACTTTAATTAAATTAAGAGATTTAAAAGATAATTCTAATATTACTAGATTAAAAGGATTACGTAAAAAAGACTTTGATAGATTAGAAAAATATCATAGAGCTTATTTATATTTATCAAATTAAAACAAATAAAATATGACAATTAGAAAAAGATTTAAAGAAAAACATCCACGCATATATGCAAGGATAATAGAATGTCAAAAAGAACAAGGCAATAAACCTTATGATGTTACTACTTTAAAAAAAGCGGAAAGATGGGCTAGAGGTACTTATGCTGTATTCTTAGAAGAATATGGTGGACATCCTAAAGGTACTGTTAGTAAAATTACTGGTGATTCTAAATTTTTTTGTCACGTAGAGCATAAACATGACAATAGCTTTACAAATTGTATTTTACAAAAAGACACACAATGTATATGGTTTGCCACTCGTGGTGGGGCAGAAGCATTTGCTAAGACTTTAACTAAAGTTGAAGTTGAATTAGTTGTAGGTCAATGGTATTTTTTAAATTGTTATAGTAATAATTATAAAGTTAAATACAACAATGGTTGGAAAACTTGTGATTATATAGCAGGTAATATGTTTCACACAAAAGGTTTCTTTAACAACCCTATTAATATTAAACCATTAACAGATTTATCTGAAATTCAACAATATCTTCCTCTTGGACATCCTGATAAAGTTTCTAAAGTAGAATATGAAGTAGGAAAGTGGTATAAAGCTGTTGATAGAAATTACTTTGGTAAATTTTTAAGAATTGGTAAAAATGGTCATTTTGTAGTTACTGAAGGAATCTTAACTCGTAATTCTAGTGATTATTTTGAATATGAATATCCTTTTGATACAGGTTACACTTGGATTCCTGCTACTATTGAAGAATTACGTAACTTTTTACCTGAAGGACATATTGACCGTCAAGAAACTAAAACAGAAACTATGGAAGAAAAATTTAAAAATGGTGATTATGTAGTATCTAAAAACGAAGACGTTATTTTAATTTATCCTAATAATAAAACAACAGGTATTAGATTATCAACTTTTAGTTTTGTTACTGATAATACGTTTAGAAATTGTAGTAATTTTAGAATAGCTACTCAAGAAGAAAAAGAATGGTTAGACAGATGTATTACTGCTGAGAAATATGTTGAAAGATATGTTGAAAAAGTAGAAACTATGGAAGAATTTAAAGTTGGTGATTGGTTATGGGGAAAAGTTATTACGAGAGATAAAGAAGAATTATGTCGATTTGTGTCAAAGACAGAAAATTATATTGAATGTAATTT